CGACTCTTCTAGAGGAAATCCATCTAAGTAAAATGATGACCACTCACGTTGGAATAGAGGATCGAGGAATACTGTGGGAGGACCTTCTGTAAGGTAGAAGATGCCACTAACATAGGACATAGGATGCCGATGAGCATCGTGATGGTGTCCTGTATGAGCATCTGACCTGTTTGCCCACCCCTTATTGACTACGAGACGATCACAATTCCACCCAGAGTCTACATGGAGAGTGTCAACACACTGCTGAAACCATGCAAATATGGATTGAAACTCCTGATCTGTGTGGATATCATCCGTCGTACCCACACCAGCAGGGTCATTGTATGACTTAAACTGCAACGCTTTTACTTTCTCTAGCGTCTCTGCAGTCAGGTCTTCAGGTGCCTGAAACCTTTGACATTTTACTGGGAAAAATAATTCTGTCTCGTAATCTTGTCTCATTTCACATCGATATTCGCGATACCGCCATTGATAACTCCCTGAGGAAGGGAATTAAAGCTGATACTATATCTATCACCCTGAGAGATGGCAGTTTCATGGACAAACCATGAAGGGAAAATGATCAACTTTCCTGCAGATGCAGAGATAGTCTCGATTGGTTGAGCATTCTGATCAAAACCATCATCAAACTTAGGGAGTCTAAACAATTCAAACTGACCCATTGCTCTTTGCTGAATAGGATCAAAGAAGACCGTAGGAGCACCATCTGAGAGGTATAGGACGCCACTCCAGTAGGAGTTAGCATGTCTATGTGGTGACATGGCACATCCATCTGGGAAATAGTTTGCCCACATCGATGTGATTTCAAATCCAGAGCAAGAAAAGTTGTGTGCTTCCTGAATCTTATCCAAGCAACTACGCACAAAGTGTGCAACCTCAGCATAACCACCAGTCTTGTGTGCATCAAAGTAAGTAGTGCATACACCAGAGTCATGACGTTGAGTCAACGTAGGATCTGCTGCGATAACCTCACAGTAATGCTGCACATCACCAGGGAAATCAAACTCGTAGACTTGGACAGGATACAGGTTGTGTGTCTTCATTTGTATTCGCAACGCATCATCATTTCAGTCATGAATGCCACCATGTTAATCTCTTGATCGACAACGAAACCAGACTTATACTGGTATTCACTGATGATAAGCACTGCTTCAGGGATTGATGCAGGTTTGAGATAGGTGTAGAGGTTGTCATAGACTTTCCTCATGATCGCTTGTGGCTCGTTGTCCATATTCTGAGTCACCCACTTCTTCATGTTGGTAAACTCACGATCCTTCAGGTAACCACAGAGGTTTGAGATCTGGATGTCATTGGAAGATCCAAGAATACCAGTGTCGATAGCACCTGTAGAGGCGTATCGCTGCAACTCATTGAGAGTGCGACGGAAGTCAGGGAAATGCTTCTGGACAACCTCAGCAACCACCTTCTTATCAAAGTCAACACCTTCTTCAGTCAGGATCTGATTGACCCTAGCGAAGAATGCTGCAGCAATCTGCTGCTTCTCTTTGCCTTTGGCAGAAAACTCAACCACAGAGCACCGAGAGTGCAGAGGAGTGATGATTTTATTCTTGTAGTTACAAGTGAAGATGAAGCGACAATTCTTTTGAAACTCTTCCATGCAAGCACGGAGGAGCAACTGCACGTCAGGCGTGGTATTGTCTGCCTCATCAATGATGATCACCTTGTGCTTCGCTTCTGACGTAAGCGATACCGTCGAAGCGAAGACCTTTGCTTGATTTCTGACCGTATCCAGAAATCGACCTTCATCAGATCCGTTAATAACCAAACAATCGGTGCCCAACTGGTTGCAAAGCGCCTTCGCGATTGTAGTCTTGCCAACACCAGCCGAGCCCGCAAGAAGAAGATTTGGAATTTCAGATTGCTCCAGAAATCCCTGGAAGATCTTCTTAGTGCTCTCAGGGAGAATGCAGTCATCAATGGTTTTAGGACGATACTTTTCAACCCAGAGAAACAGTTTATCACTCATAATCAATTAGGCTCTAGTGCGATGAAATAGTTGAGGGCGGAGTGGGAGAGAGACTGGAAGTTAGCGATATTCTTCCGACTGATGCAAACATGGTAGGACCCAGTTGCCATTCGGAGATTCTCAACTTTGAAACAATAGCAGAAGTTGAGTCGCTCGGGAGTCATCTTACCTGCATCTTCAAAGGTGACCTTGCGGAGAGGCAGAGAGAAGGTGTTAGAAGTTTCATTCTTCTTGTCCTTCACACAGACACTGTATTCACCTTCGTAACCATAGACGCAGAGGTCTTCAACACCGTAGACTTTAGATGCTTGCATCAGTTGCTCGATGTCTTGCTGAGGGAGATCAAAGTGAATCTCTTTGTCAGGAAGATCGGGGTTGAAGTCTGGGGGAGTGACGATGATATCAGGGTCACTGTAGTAGTAAGTGGTCTTACCTTTGGTTTCTTCATCATAGATGATGACTTTCTTGTCATCGGGGAAGAAGAGAGTCGGAGACTTGAAGAGTGACAGAGCACCCAGGAAGAGAGGCAGATCATAGATTGCCATCTGCTCAGGAATCCACTCACGAATATCAGTCATAGCGATGATATTCTTGTTGACCGACATGGTTTGCACAAACTTACCAGGCTCGATCAGGATAGACTTATTGATCGTGCTGAAGTTGCGAAGATGATCAATGGTCTGCTTGCTCAGTTGAAGAGTCTTTGTGGGATCGGTCATAATTACTGGTTGTAAGTTTCGGTTACGGCGGTCTTGTCGTTGAAGTGCATCAACAGCACAGCATAGTGTAACACCTTCATGATGTCACGTCTAGCGGTGCCTTTCTTATCATAGCGAGAAGCATACTTGAGGATGTTTGCTCTACAGAATGCTTCTCCATCTCCACACGCTTCGATCAAATCGAGAGTCTGGATCCCATCTTCTCCAGAGGAGTAGTGGGCAGAGTAGGTGCTAGTGATGTAGTCACGCAACTCTTGAAGAATCTTGTCTTCACTGTATTTCATAGCCATGGACAGAGTATGTATAAAGGATATCAGGAAGCGAGGATACTGTCAATGTTGTCAATGTCAACCTCAGCATCAATCTTATCATACAATTCCAAGAAAGATTGCTTGGTCTCATCATCGAAACGATTCAGGCAGACCTTGATTGCCTTGACGCGATCAGAGAAGATGCTGTAAGCACGGATGACATGCACCAGACGGCGAGTAGAGATCACCTCGTCAACACCACCGTCAGCAAAGGTCTTGCGGATGATGTCTGCCCAGGCGACAAGGTTAGAGATAAACTTGTCGTCGCAGCAATCCAACTCAGAGCAGTAGTTGTTGAGCATCTTTGCCTCAATCTTCTGAGTGGGATACTCTTGCTCGAAAGTGATCGGGAAACGCTCAAGGAATGCTTCGTTGAGCACGTTGGTGCCGATGAAGCGACCGTCTTCGCTGCCCTTGCCCTTGGTGTTGGCAGTAGCAATGACAGTGAAACCATCAGCAGGTTTGACATAGCGACCGATCTTCTTCAGGAAGACACCCTTACCCTCAAGAATAGACTGGAGACAGAGGATTTTGTTGGATGCCAGATCGATCTCATCCAGAAGGAGGACAGCACCTCGCTCAAGAGCTTCAATGACAGGACCATTGTGCCACACAGTATTACCGTCAACCAGACGGAAACCGCCAATAAGATCGTCTTCATCAGTTTCGATAGTAATGTTGACGCGAATCAACTCGCGACCAGTCTGAGCACATGCCTGCTCAACACCAAGGGTCTTGCCGTTACCAGAGAGACCAGTGATGAAGATGGGATAGTAGATACCACTGTTGATAACCTTCTTCAGGTCAGTGAAGTTACCAAAAGGGACAAAGTTTTTGTCTTTAGATGGGATCAAGGACTCGCGATGCTGTTGGGTAGTGCAGTCAACACTGTCAACTTCAAGAGTGTGCTCAAGTTGCTCACGCATTTCAGCGACAGTCAGATTCCACTTGCCACGACCTGCCTTGAAGGTGTCAAGACGCTTGGTGATAGTGGGATACGATACTCCGAAGTGGTCAGCAGCGGCAAGGAGTTGCTCGGTCTTGACTTGCTCACCGTAGGTATCGGTGAGATAGGAGACCAGGGTCTCGGTGGTCAGGTCAGACTTGGCAGGCATTGGTTTGTCTCTCGATTACCTTGTAATTATACTGCCTCCACAGGAGCATAGCGGTCAATCCAGGACGGTTTGCGATCTGGCACCCTCAGGTAGTTGGTTGGCACCCAGGGTTTGCTTGCGATGTAACGCTGGTATGCCTCATGAGTAGAGATGGAGTCATCATATTTCCACTCATCAGGCATCGCACGAGCGAAGGGAGTATGTTTCTCAGGGCAACCATGCTGATACAGAAGACCAGCAAGGACTAGACTCTTTTTACAAGTGTGACGTTTGTTATATCTATATTCATATTCGTCACAAAGTGCAATGCCATGCTGCAACAACCACGCGATGTTGTGGTCAGATTCTGCTACCCATTTGGTGCATGGGTGATTACGAAAGGCACCTTTCTTTGTTTTATATGCACTACCGTCTGTCTTTAGAATAGGACCAATGTCCTTATACCAAGGAGAATAAACCACTGCGAGCATCTGACAACACTCCAGTGGCATCTTTACAATGTGCTTGTCAGGCAACTCAGTTGCCGACAGCACAGGATCATCATGCGTAGCAAAGATATTCATGCAATTTGAGTGATGAAGGATGACAGGATCTTTTTGTTGTTGGACTTACTCTTGAGAGATTTCTTGAATGCATTCTTGATCTGTGCATTGGTTGCATCAATATCAACAGCAAACTCAGAATCAGTATTTAGATTCTTAGCGTTGATGAAATACAACTCTTGGTAACCATTGACCTTCATGGCAACGCACTTGTCACGATTGAAGATCTTCTTATTCTTACGCTGATCATCAGCAGACAAGTCGCTGTATTGCAACAGGTTGGTGAGATCACGAGCAGGACCAATACGGAATCCAAGGAAGTTACACTGAGGGAAACGACCCTTCATGTAACGGAGGAGTTGTGCCGTAATACCGTTATAACCTGGGTTGTAAGTGCGACCAGTCTTCCTGCAACGAAGCGTAACACGATCACGGAGGACACTGAGCAGAGGCACATCTTCATTGTTGTAGTTACGGATGACCCACTGACGAGACCACTGTGCTTCACCATCGGTGAGGATGTTGACGTGGACTTTCTCAACGTTGTGCTTGCCTTGGAATGTGGGGATCAGACCCTGCAGACAAACGATTGCTTCATTCAGAGGAGTGCCAGACAGGTGGAAGTTAGGAGGGAGAGCGTTAGGACATGCCTGACGTGCATCCCAGTTGGCACGTTGCTGACCGTAATGGACATCATAGTGGAAGGAATTACGCCAGATATACTTTGCCATCTTGTCAAAGGTAGCATTGTTGAGGTCGCTGCTCAACAGATTCAGCATAAAGAAGTGTGCATCAATAGCAAACCCATTGTCGATGGCATGTTTCTTCATGAATGCATCACGATCATACCCAGCAGGGACAAACACACCATC